CAATGGAGTTTGGATTAGTGGGATATATGGAGCATATACTGCGCCTGTTTCTAGGAAGTTATTTCCACGGAAACCAACCAAGATGGTGTTTTCAGCCATGTATGGGTTCTTGTAGACTTGGAAACGACTTGCGAAGTTACCAACCTTACTTACACCCATTGCGAACTTGGCGCTGTCACCATCGGTGTTGACAACGAAGCCTGGGATTGACTCCAAGACGGTTGCAACGTCAGGTGAACATACGAGGAAGTTTGCACCACCACGTAGAGTCAACTGGTGAATCTTGTTAGAGACCTTTTGGATCTTGTTACCAAGAGTTTGGAACCAAGTTGACTTGGTGTAGTAACCGCCTGTACCAGCAGTAGTTGTGTCAGTGACGACACCAGTATCGCTGATTTCACGGTTAATCTTTGCGCTCCAACGTGCGGTTGTCACGGATGGAACGTTAGTGATCAACATGTCAAGGATTTCGAGGTCGATTTCCATTGAAACATATTCACTCAAAAGAGCAGTCAATTCTGCTTCTGCATCAATGCTATGATAAGCATTCAAGTCTTGAGCAAGTTCTGGGGTCCAGACTGCCTTCAACTTACGTGTCTTAGCAACAATTGGCTCACTCTTCAACTCAAGGTTGACTTCAGGAATACCGATTGAGCTCAAGCTGTCAGTTGTGGTCTTGTCTTCGAAGTCACCACGATTACTATCCTTAGGTTGTACACCGTAGTTAATAGTCAAACTTGCGGAAGCAGGATTTGAACCAGAAACGACGAAGGTTACTTCTGAACCATTGATTGATGTCAATGATGGGAAGTAAGTGGTGATACCGGAACCAGCAACGGTGAATGAACGTACACCATTTGCATCAAACACATTACCTTGAGCGCTAGAAGCACTGTAGAAGTTTGTGGTTGTCAATGTATATACATCACCATCAGCAACAGATGCGCTAAAAGTTGCATCGAAATTTACTTGACTCAATGTAGTCACAGCACTACGTGAGGCACTGATGTGATTAAGTGATTGATCGTTGATTGAGTAACCGAAACGACCTGCGCCGTAGAGACCACCGGTTGCACTATCAGTTGAACCGAGCTTGGTGCCGGTACCGCCGAATAGTGAACTATAGTTGTTTGCGGTATCCTTGGAGAATGCACCGTTGTTAGAACCGTACTTGAAATCGAGATAGAAAATCAGACCGCTTGGGAGGTTCATTGGTTGAACACTGACGAACTCCTTAGCTGCGATTTCAGCGAATACACGACGAACTAGTGGGAGAGCAACGCCAGCCCATTGTTCACTGTTTGCTGAAGTACCTGTAGAGGTAGCTTCATCAAGCAATTGTTTTGCTTGGTTTTCAAGAAGGATGGACATGTTTGCCTTTTCAGTGCCTTTTAGGCCTTCAAGCAAACCGGTTTGTTCCCACTTTGATTGCAATCCACGGGTCTTAGCCATAAGCTCAGCCTGTGGATTCATATTTGTTGTCAATAATGACTTTACATCACTCATATTATATTTTCCTGTATTGTTTAATTTGTTTATCCGACGTTATTACTTCTTAATGCCAGCGAGTGTCTTAAATCTCTCTGCCATTTGGTTACCACCTGCAACAATTGGTTGAGATGGTTTTGTACTTGCAACAGCCTTACTTGCCAAACCTTCGGTGATAGTAGTCGCAGTTGTATTTTTTCTTTTAACAACTGATCCACCCAAATTAAACGATTCGGCCATAATAGCATAAGTTAGTTTGACTTCACGTATATTAGTAGTGAGGTCAAAGTTTTCTACAACCTTCATCTTTTGGTTATTATTCATACTAAATTGCTTAAATAGCTTATTGGTATAAAGCAATTTAGCATTCAATAGATTAACTTCATTGATTTGGCTGCGTAAAATTTCAACAGTCTTCATCGCTTCATCACGTTGAGCTGTTACTTCTTGAAGTTGTTCCTCAAAAGCGGATTCTGGTTCTTCAGATGATCCGTGAGTCATTCCTGCATCTTCTGAGTCAAGTTCAAGTTCAGCAAGAAGTTCTTCAAGAGAAATTTCTTCTTCAGCTGGATTTGATGGAACGGATGCATCAACTGGAGCTGCTGGAGCTGCTGGAGCAACAGCGTTTGGATCCATTGATGGAGCAGGAGCAGGAACTGGTGCTGCTGGAGTATCTGACATTTGAGGAACTGGTGCTGCTGGAGTATCTGACATTTGAGGAACTGGTGCTGCCATAGGATCAGTTGGTGCTACTGGAGCAGCAGCATTTGGATCCATTGGTGCTGGTTCACCTTCTTCCATTGCATCCTTTTCAAGTTCAGCAATGATTTCTTCTAGTTCCATATCACTAATTGTTTCATCCGTGTTACCACCGTCGTGTTGTGGTGGTTCTGAATTACCTACGGGTTCTTCAGATGATTCTTCTTTTAGTCGTTCTGCGAATAGTGATTGAACACGGTCACTAAATGCTTCTTCGAGCGCTACCTTTGCGTTAGCAAGTGCGGTAGCGCGAACGGCCTTAGCATCCGCTAACGCTTCTTTTAATAGATCTGACATATTATATTTTCCTTGTGGTTCTGAAGTTATTGATAAAAAACTTCAATAGAATTGTATTAGCGTGGCAGCAAAGACGTTGCCGCATTTTGATATAAATATATAACTTTTTACAAAACATTTAAAAATCTTCATGTTTGTATAGTATTAATGTCTATTTATACGTGATCACGATTTATGTTTACACATTCAAAAGAAAAAATCAAAATTATCATAAAACAGTTGATTTATGAAGTGTTAAATGAAGATGACCGTACAGTTATAGCTAGTACATCCGAAATCACATTAACTCCACCGAAGACGTTTGAAGAATATTTAAAAGAACCGGCTAATATTGGATACCGATTCGGTGTTGATGGTTTTGAAAAAAAGGAAGCAAACGCTGTCAAAAATCCATTTAAAATGACCGACTATGAGTTTCACTATAATAGTACTGAAAATCAAGCAGCTGATGGTAAGATTGAAAAGATAAACAAAACTACGGTTATTAAAAAGGTTAAAGTTGGAAGTGTATATGCGTATAGAGCATTTGTATTGTTAGAACCAACAACTAAACCAGCAACTACACCATCAACTACACCAGAACCGATTAACTTTACAGTATATACATCTGATAGTTTTATTAATAAAGATAACAAAGGCGATCCGAAACTTTTTGCCGATTTTCTTCAAAAACTTGATTCGTCTGAAAACAAATAGGATCATAATATATGGATACAACAAACAGTATTATACAATTACACAATCCAAATAAAGAAGGCAAACATCCTCATTTGACTCAAAAAATGAAGACTAGCCACATGTTAAATCCAAATATCTCCGATAAATCTAAAGATACAAACTTGGTCATATTAAAAGAGTGGAAGCCATGTGATCTTGAAATGTTTGCAAGCATGGGATTTTCAGCAGAAAAAGCAGGAGATGATGGATATTACATGGAAGAAGATGTTCTTCAAAATAATGATTTAGAACAACAACAATTTTGTCGTAGAGTATCCAGAACAAAAGATCATAAATGGATATTAGAAAAGAAAAACATTCAAGAACCAAATGGTACATATAGATTGGAAAAGGTTTATAGTAAACTGATGGGTACTAATAAAAGTCCCGGTCTCTTGGATTATTTTGATACATTAACAACCGAATTGACAGAACATCTATATTTATACAAAAGTATGAAACTCAAATCTATTTTAGAAAACCTTCCAGTGTCAAAGCAGTCTCCTCAATCGGATATTACTGCTGTAAGTCAACACCCCACATCAGAAGCAACATATCACGAACAAGTTGTTCAACGTGGATTGTCAAAAGAACAAAAGAAAATGCTTCAAGAACTTGTATTTGAATATAACAAGTATAATGAAGTATTGGAAGCACGTAAAAAACTCATGGAAGTTGCAAATAAAATGAGCAACATCGGAGATTTGTCAGAGACATATCTCATTGAAAAACTTCATGAAGGAAACAAAGACGAAAATTCATGGTTCGAAGAAAAAACCATTCGTCGCAACACATCAGAGATAAAAAAGATGACCGCCGACTTCAAAAAGTCAGCTACTGAATGTGACGAGAAAATGAGAGGAATGCAGAGTCTCTATCAAGAATGTGGAATGTTATTGGAACGTTATTTCCATATGGAATAATTCAAATCATATAAAAAAGAAACCCACTCAAACGAGTGGGTTTTTTATTGTTTACTTAGTTTTTTCAGGTTCTTCTGGTTTCTCTTCAGATCCTTTATCTTTTTCTGAAGATGTTGGTTTCTTTTCAGAACTCTGTTTTGGTGATTGTTTTGATGTCTCTTTTGCTTTTTTAACTTTATCAGAGTCATCACGATTTCCAGCTACAGTTGACAAATCATTTATGAGTTCTTGTGATTTTACAGTTTCGCCAGTGGCTTTAAGTTGATCAATCTTACCAAAATAATACCACTTATTGTTGGAAAACTGATAAACCTCATTTTCACCGATACCATCATTTCCTTTACCAACTAACGAGTGACCGTCTTTAACTGATGCCTGGGGTTTTGCAGCAAGGTTAGTATTACGTAATTGTTGTATTAATGTCACCAAGCCAGAAACCAACAGATTGAATTCAGTAATAAATGTGGTCATATCTGAGGAAGTGATAGCTTCACTCAAAAATTCCTTTCTTAACACACCGGTATTGGTTTTAATGGAAGTTCTCACAATCTGATCAGTCTTAGTCATTATCGAATCTCTGACCAACCGTAAAAATAGTTGAACATTCTTTGCATCATTTGGATTTGCTGGATTGACGGTCATCAACTTCTGAAGACGTTGTAGTACGCCTCCAGTAACAAGAGGATTCGTCTGTAGCTTTTGAATAATCTGAATTGATGCTTTGTTCAATGGAATATTTGATTGTGCTGCCTCCTTAACAACTCCAGCAACTGGTGGAACTGGTGAAACTTGTGGTTTTAAAGCAACATAAAATAACCCATCAAGGTTTTTATTGACTTTAACAGCGGAATACTTTCCATCAACAATAATATCAAATAGATCCAATGAAGTAATTAGAAGCGGACGCAACTTCACCAAATCTACAGTTTTTGGATCAATCTGTTTCAAAAAGCCAGAGACATCATTTATTTTTGATAAAAAGGCCTTAACCATCTTGATTTGATCCTCTGTTGGAGCTGCCGTTGTAGATCCAACTTTTGGTGTCGTACCCGGAACAGCTGGAGTAGTTCCATCTGGAGGCGTTCCTCCACGGTTGGTGTTAAAGGTATTGGTGTTGAAGTTACCACCGCCTGGAGCACCTCCACCGCCTGGAGCACCTCCACCGCCTGGAGCACCTCCACCGCCTGGAGCACCTCCACCGCCTGGAGCACCT